GTGCTTAATCCAGACATCAACCCTCAGGGCTTTCCTCAGGTGGAAGGCATCAACATCACCCGCTTCGCCCCGGAGCAAAAGCGTTCGACCTCGACCAAAACGGCACCGCGGCTTATCTCCGCTCGCGATCTTTGCGCGATGGAGTTTGACCCGATCAAGTATGTTGTGCCGGGCTATATCGCGGAGGGTCTGACCCTCTTTGCCGGCAAGCCCAAGCTGGGCAAATCATGGTTCTGCATGGAGATCGGCCTTGCGGTTGCCGAGGGCGGCGTGTGCCTGGGCGATGTGCGATGCGAACAAGGCGACGTGCTCTATCTCGCGCTCGAGGATAACCGGCGACGGCTCCAGTCCCGCATCCGCAAGCTGTGGCAACTGGAGGCCATCGTGCACGCCCCCGTGCCCGATCGGCTGCACCTTGCCACCGAATGGCCCCGCGCCAACGAGGGCGGCGTGCAGGCAATCCGTGATTGGATCGCGGAGCACCCGGAGGCCCGGCTTGTGATCGTGGACGTGCTGGCAATGTTCAAGGCGACTGCCAAGGGCAAGGACCAGACGCTTTACGAGGCCGATTATCTGGCCATCAAGGAGCTGCAAAGCCTCGCGATGGAAACCGGCGTGGCGATCGTCGTGGTGCACCACACGCGCAAGAGCGGAGCCGAGGCGGACCCGTTCGAGAAGGTGAGCGGCACCCTGGGCCTGTCCGGCGCGGCCGATACCACCATCATCCTCGACCGCGACCAGAACGGCGTGACCCTCTACGGCCGAGGCCGCGACATCGAGGAAATCGAAACGGCGGTGCAGTTCGAGAAGCTGACTTGCCGCTGGCGCGCGCTGGGCAATGCCCATGAGGTGAGGCGGACAGACGAGCGCGGTGCAATTCTTACCGTTCTTACCGATGCAACCGAGCCGATGAACCCTCGCGACATCGCCATAGAGGCGGACATGAAGCGGAACAACGTCGACCGGCTGCTGGGGAAGATGGCAAAGGCTGGCGAAATCGTAAAAGCAGGGCGCGGCCTGTATGTGCACCCCGACCGAACCGATCTTCTTACCGATGACCACACTCATACCCCCGGTAAGAACGGTAAGAAGGTAAGAAGTTACGAGGACAAGGATGATCCGGAGGCGTGGGATGCGTGACCGGCTTTCTTACCTTCGTACCGATCTTACCGCACATGAGGGACAGCAGGCCGGTAAGAACTGCGCCGGTTATCCGGTTATCGCGGTTATCGGCCCCTCCACCTTCACGGACTTGGCGAGGCGTGTGGAGAGGCTGGTGCCTCACCATCGGAGGCCCGAACGCTTTCACGAGGACAAGAGCGAGATCGTCGCTGAGCTGCTTCACCTTGCAGATGAGGTGCGGCGTCATGGCTAAGTGGCCCTACAACACTGCGACCTGGGCACGCCTCAGGGCAGCTCACCTGTCGATCGAACCATTGTGCAGGGGATGCCATGCCGAGGGCAGGCTGACCATCGCCAACACGGTTGACCATGTGGTGCCTATCAGTGAGGGAGGCCCTGCCTTCCCATCACATGACGGGCTCGCGAGCTACTGCGCACCATGTCACTCAGCCAAGACAGCAAGAGGTGCTGAGGCTGGTGCGATCCGCTCAACCAAACCAAGGAAGGGATGCAACCCGGACGGCTCCCCGCTCGACCCTGCGCACCCCTGGCATGGAAAATCGCTCAGAGCTGATCCGGCAGGACCGGCGGGCACCCTAAAAACTCAATTAGTTTCAAAGCGGAGTAAGTAATGGGCAAGCGTGGACCCGGCGCGGCACGTCTCCGCGAGGCGGCAAAGGCTGCACCTGCGACCGTCAAACACCCCTGGGAAAAGAAGGGCATGCCAGCCGAGGAAAAGGTGCTGGCATTCCTTCGCACCCTGCCGATCGTGTCCGGCCTCAAGGCTGGTGAAAAGCTGGAGCTGCTGGATTTCCAAGAGCAATTCGTGCGCGGCGTTTATGGCAATGTCGATGACCTTGGCCGGCGTCGTGTCCGACTCGCGGCGCTGTCTGTCGCTCGCGGCAACGGCAAGAGCGCGGTGCTGGCAGGCCTGTCGCTGGCGCATCTGCTAGGCCCCATGATGGAGCCATATGGCGAGTGCTACGCCGCTGCGCTCGATCGTGAGCAAGCTGGTGTGCTGTATCGCATGACGCGGGCTTATATCGAGGCAACCCCGTGGATGGCATCGGCCGTCAACATCAAGGACTGGCACAAGGAAATCATCCACGAAGATTCGCAGTCGATATGGCGTGCGCTGACCTCAGATGCTCGCAAGGCTCACGGCCTCGCCCCTTCCTTCTGGGTAGCGGACGAGGTGGCGCAATGGCGCTCGCGCGAGCTGTGGGACAACCTCGCAACCGGCATGGGCAAGCGTGCTCAAGCCCTGGGCGTCACCATCTCGACCCAGGCGGCGGACGATCTGCATTTCTTCTCCGAAATGCTGGACGCGGAGCCGAACCCTACCGTTTATGTGCAGCTCCACGCGGCACCGAAGGATTGCGCCCTCGATGACCCTGAGGCCTGGCGTGTGGCAAACCCGGCGCTGGGCGTGTTCCTCAATGAGGACCAGTTTGCCGACGCGGCGGCGCGGGCGGTGCGCTCACCCTCATTCGAGCCGAGCTTTCGCCTTCTCAACCTCAACCAGCGTGTCGCTGCCGAGGGCCGGTTTATCGAGCAGGCGGATTGGGATGCCAACGGCGAACCCTTCGATCCGATCGAGCTGGAGGGCATGGCCTGTTATGGCGGGTTGGACCTGTCGAGCACTCGCGACCTCACGGCCTTCTCGCTGTGGTTCCCTGAGGTAGGCAAGTTGCTAACGTGGCATTGGGTGCCGAGCGACACGATCGAGGAACGCGCCGAGCGTGACCGTGTGCCTTATCCACAATGGGCGGATGCCGGATGGATCGAGCGGACACCTGGGCGAGCGACTGACCGCGTGTCGATCGCGCGTCGGCTGGCGGACGTGCGGCAATCCTATGACGTGCGCGGCATCGCCTTCGACCGCTGGCGGTTCGAGGATCTAGGAAAGCTGCTGAGCGACGAGGGCATAGAGCTGCCGCTGGTGGAATTCGTGCCCGGCTTCAAGACCTATGCGGCGGCGTGTGATGCTTTCGAGCGGGCGGTGCTGGAGCGGCGCATGCAGCACAATGGTAATCCCCTGCTGCGCTGGCAGGCCGGCAACGTCATTGTCGAGACCGACGCGGCCGGCAACCGGAAGCCGACCAAGAGCAAGAGCCTCGACCGTATCGACGGCATCGTGACGGCAATCATGGCGTCCGGGCTTGCCGCGAGGGATGAAGGGCCGGCCGTCTATCGCGGCGAAGGGCCTATGTGGCTCTAGGCTCGATCGCGGAGGCGGACACCAGCACCGCCTCCGTTCTCAGGGATAAACTCGACCCCTGCTGTCTCCAGCGTGGCGCGAATGTCCGAGACGGTGCGCTCGCGGAGGGTTTCACCGCGCTCTAAGCGGGCAATCGTATCCGGCGAAACCTTGGCCATCTCTGCCAATTCCCGCACTCCCAGACCTAATGCGGCCCTGGCCATTTTACATTGAACGGCGTTCATATCATAACCCTGTTACGAAAACGGTTGACTTACCTGTTTTCATACGGTTATCGTATCAGTGTTACGAATTCCTTACAAGGAGCGCAGACGATGACGAACGACGCCACGCGGGCGACCGCTGAAACTTTGCCTATCACGCTGCCGGCGACCTCGATCTATCCTGGCGATCTGATGGACCGCGCCATGGACAAGCTGCGCACCGCCCACCTCGCCCTCGCGCCGGATAACAAGGGTTGGCACGATGACAGCGTGCTCATGTCGGTGTGGGCCACTCTGGAGCAGGTGATTCGCGAGCTGGAGCCCGTGCGCAATCGCCTCCAGGGCGTGGAAGGCGGTGCGGCATGAGCACCAACCCTTATGAGCAGGGCCCCTTCCGGCAGGTGTCGGACATGGAGAGCCCGCTGGCTACCATCCATGACTTGTTGGCGGCATCGCCTTCATCGCGGAGACCCTGAGCGACGAGGAAGGCTCCGTAATCCAGCGGATCGCCTGGCTTGGCATCCGCGAGTGCAAGGCTGCTGAGGAACTGCGCGGCGATCTTTTCCGCCTGACGCATCCCAGGCGCGAGCACTTCGAGAAAGAGGGCTGGCCATCATAATCCACAAGGACCGTGTGATATACCTCACTTTTTTGGAGCGTGGGGCTTGCCTCGCTTTAGTGACCGTGTTAAATCTCACGGTAATGAAGCAAGGTGAGTCCTATGCGGTATTCGGTTAGCACAATAGATCGCGAGTTTTCGCCGGCTGAGGCCGCTGCGATCACTGGCGTTTCGACGGCGCTCCAGCGTGACTGGAGGCGGCGCGAGATCGTCAAAGGCGATCCCAACTCCGAAGGAAAGTGGACCCGCTGGTCCCTGACCGACATTATCCGCCTAAGCGTCATGAAGCTCTTTTCCGATGCTGGAATGGAGGTTTCCAGCACTACCACCGTCGCGAGCATGGCCGTGCTGCCCACCTTGGGCGCGCTGGCTCAGATTGATGAGGCGGTGGAGTTTGATGGCGACGACATTGGCGAGGACCAAAAGGACCGCATTCGCGGCACCACCGTTAGGACCACGCACCCATCGCACACGATCGGCCGCTTTCTCGCTGCTTTCGGCAAGGGCGAGTATGACGTTTGCCGCGCTGACGATCTGGCCTCGCTGGAGGCGATGCTAGACGAGCAGGCCCGTCCGATCCTTTCCGTTGTCGATTGCCGCAGTCTCGCCCGGCTCATTGTCGAGCGCGCTGGCGGCGCTGTCCTTCGCTACGAGATCAAGGTGACGAAGGAATGATTACCGAACACCTCCCGACCCAAACGGCCGCGCTTGGCCAGTCGCCCTGCCTGGGTAGGAGGACCGCTCAGGCATGGGCGGAAGTCGCGACGATGCAGGGCGACACCCTTTCCCGCTGTGAAGCGGCATATCCCCGCGCCGTAACCAACCGGCCCGATGGACCCCAAACCGTCGCGATGACGGCTTTTCCCGAAGATGGAGACTACCATGAAAACGAGTGACCTGATCGAGCAGAGGGCGGCGATCGTCGCTCGCATGAACGAGGCCCACGAGGCCGACAACAGTGAGGCATTCACGGCCGCAGAAACCGAGCTGCGCGCTGTGGATGCCAAGCTGGATCGCGCCCGCAAGATCGACGCGGCCGACCGCGCCGAGGTAGGCAAGCCGATCAACGGCGATGCCAAGCTGGATTCGGAAATCCGTTCCCGCTTCCGCGTGACCCGCGCCATTGCTGCCGCTGCTGGCCTGGGCGTGGATGCTGGTTTCGAGCGCGAGGTGCAGGCTGAGCTTGCCAAGCGCGCCGGCCGTCCTGCCGAGGGCATCTTTATCCCGACCGAGGTTTTCGAGACCCGCGTGCTCACCACGGCAACGGGCTCCGAACTGGTGCCGACTGACCATCGGCCGGACCAGTATATTTCCGCCCTCACGGCATCCTCTGTCGTGCGCGGCCTTGGTGCCCGTGTCCTGTCCGGCCTCACCGGCAACCTGAGCATTCCCCGCGAGACCGATAGCCCGGCGATCGGCTGGGTTGCCGAGAACGCGGCGCTGTCGTCGGACGATGCCGACTTTGACGCTGTGACCCTCTCGCCCAAGCATGCCGGCGCGCTGTCTGAATTCAGCCGCAACATGCTTCTCCAGGCGAGCCCGGACGTGGAAGGCCTGCTTCGCCAGATGCTCGCCCGCAACATCGCGCTGACCATCGACCGTGCTGCCATTCATGGCGGTGGCTCCAACGAGCCTGTCGGTGTGTTGGCGACGAGCGGCATTCAGAAAGTGACTTCCCCGGCCTCGATCTTCGAGGGCGTGGCGGCGGCGGTGGCACTGGCGGACGCTGAGAATGTTGGCGCAAATCGCGCGATCCTGACGACCCCGGAAATCCGCAAGATTGCGGCGCTGGCCATGGACATCACCAACCGCCCGATCGGCGTTGCGACGGTGTTCCACAACCTGCCCACGACCTTCTCCAACCAGGTGCCTAAAACCCTGGGCGGCACGCCGGGCACTGAGCACGGCCTGATCTACGGCGACTGGTCCGAGCTGCTTATCGGCATCTGGTCCGAGATCGACATTCTGGTGAACCCGTTCGAGAGCACCGCCTATTCCAAGGGCAACGTCTCGATCCGAGCGATGGCCACCGTGGACGTGGCAGTGCGCCACCCCAAGGCCTTCGTCTCGATCGAGGACGTGACCACCTCCACGATTGCGATGCCGGTTCCGGCTCCAATCTCGACTGAGGAAGTCGCCTGATGACGGCCGGGGGCGAAATGGAGCGGCGAGCCTTCACTGAGGTTCGCACCGCTGGGCGGCGTATCGAGGGATACGCTGCCACCTTCAACAGCGAGGCGCGCCTTGGCAGCTTTGTCGAGACCATCGCCCCCGGTGCTTTCCGTTCGGCGCTGGCGGGCGACGTGCTCGCCATGCTCGACCATGATCCGACCAAGGTGCTGGGCCGGACCCGTTCTGGCACTCTGAGGCTGACAGAGGACAGCAAGGGCCTCGCGTTCTCGCTGGACCTTCCCGACACCCAGGCCGGCCGTGACGTGCTGGCGCTGGCTGAGCGTGGCGACCTGGGCGGCATGTCCTTTGGCTTCACCGTCCCCAAGGGCGGCGATAGCTGGCAGGGCGAGCGCCGGACCCTTCGCACCGTCGCCCTCAAGGAAATCTCTGTGGTGCAGGCGTGGCCGGCATATCCCGACACCGAGCTTGCCCTTCGTGCAATGCACGGCGGTTCGGATGCCGAGCGCCGTCGCCGCGCCCTCATTCTCGCGGAGGCCAGCAAATGGGCCTGATAGAACGAATTGCCGGCTGGGCCGGCTATGAAAAGCGGGATGCCAGCGACCTGAGCTGGTCCGCCCTTGCGCCCGGCATCGGCTATTATGCGGGCCTCTCCGCTCGCGCGGCCGAGAACCTGAGCACGGTGCTTGCCTGCACCAATGCCATTGCCACCGCGCTCGCCTATGTCCCGGCGCTCGTCTATCGCCACGATAGCAATGGCAACCGGATCGAGGTGACGACGCACCCGCTCAACAAGATCGTCCGCCAGGGCGCGAATGACCAGATGACCTGGCCGGACTTCCTCGAGCATTTTGTGGCGTCCACCCTTCTCACGGGCAACGGCCTGGCTGTGATCGACCGGAGCGGCAACGGGCAGCTCGCCGGCTTCCGCTATATCCCGTGGGGCATGGTGACGGTTGCCGAACTGTCGAGCGGCCGACTGGCCTATGACGTCTCAGATGGACGCGGCAACACCCGCCGTTATCTGGAGGGTGAGGTGCTGCACCTTCGCGACCGCACCGATGACGGCAAGATTGGCCGCTCGCGCCTATCGCGTGCTGCTGACACAGTAACCGGCGTGCAAGCTGCCAATACCCACGCCAACGCCTTCCTGGCCAATGGCGCTAGCCCCAGCGGCGTGATCGAGGTTCCGGCCGTCATGGGACCGGAGCAGCGTGCCCGGCTGCGTGAAGCCTTCCAGGACCGCCACGGCGGCGCGGGCAAGGCCGGCAACACCCTGATCCTCGACGGCGGCATGAAGTGGAATGCCTCGCAAATCTCGCCTGAGGATGCCGAGCTGCTGGAGACGCGCAAGTTTGGCGTGATCGAGCTGTGCCGGTTGTTCCAGGTGCCGCCTCCGATCGTGCAGGCCTACGAGAACAATACCTTCACCAACGCCGCTCAGGCCGGCTTGTGGTTCGCCACCTTCTGCCTCGCGCCCTGGGCACGGAAGATCGAGGCCGAATTCGCCCGATCGGTATTCCCCAGCGGTGGCCCTTATGAGCTGGAGCTTGACCTGTCCGGCTTCCTTCGCGGCGATCCTGAAACCCGGTGGAACGCGCACAAGATCGCCCTCGAAACCGGCGTGCTGGATGCCGACGAGGTGCGCCAGATTGAGGGCTGGAATCCTCGCCCTGCTGGTGAGCGTCCGGCACCAGCCAACGAGGGAGGGCAAGCCGATGGCTGACCTTGTGACCCTGAGCGAAGCAAAGGCCTATCTGCGCGTCGATCACGACGATGACGACACCACGATTGCCCTGTTGATATCGGCGGCGTCGGACGCGGTGCGCGACGTGGCGACCGAATGGGATGGGGATGGCACCGTGCCGGACCGCCTCAAGGTGGCGGTGCTGTCGCGTGTAGCTAACATGTTTGACCAAGGCGTGCTTGAGCCTGTGGCCGGCGAGAGCGGCCTTCTCACTCCGCTGCGCACGTTGGAGGTGTAGTTTAAGCATGGCACGCCGCTCGACCCCATGCACCCAAGCCGACCTGACCCGCCTTATCAAGGCGGCGCTGGCGGCTGGCGTGGGCGTGGAACGAATTGCCGGCGTCAAGCTGACCCGCGACGGTGCGGTGCTACTTTTCGGAGACCAGAAGCCGGTCCACACTGAAACCACGAACGAGTGGGACGAGGTGCTGGATAAATGAACCGCAAGCGGCTTCCTAAGTATGTTTCCGAGTTTGCCGACCGGCACGGCAAGATGCGTGTCCGCTTCCGCCGTAAGGGGCAGGAGGATCACTATTTCCAGTCAGTCCCGTGGACACCGGAATTCATGCAGGAGTATCAGGCCTGCCTCGATCGCGAGGCCGCGCCAGCACTCCAGCCCGGCATCAACCGGTCAAAGCCCGGCACCTTCAATGCCCTGATCGCGGCCTATTACGGCTCGCCCGAATTCAAGGGCCTGCGCCCCAGCACCCAAGCGACCTATCGCGGCATCATCGAGCGTTTCCGCGAGAAGCATGGCGACAAGCGTGTGGCGGCGATCGAGCGCAAGCATATCAAAGCCATCATCGGCGCGATGCACGAGACCCCGGCCGCAGCGAACAATCTGTTGGATCGGCTCAAGGGCCTGATGACGCTGGCGATCGACATTGGCATGCGCAAGGACGATCCGACCATGCGCATGCGCGGTTATGCCAACAAGGGCGACGGCTTCCATACTTGGACCGAGGACGACATTGCCGCGTTCGAGGCTCGCCACGAGATCGGCACCAAACCCCGCCTGGCGCTGGCTCTGATGCTCTACACCGGGCAGAGGCGTTCGGATGCCGTCACCATGGGCCGTCAGCACGTCAGTGGGCACCGGATCAAGGTGCGTCAGCAAAAGACGGACGCACGGCTGGAAATCCCGATGCACCCGACGCTCCAGGCCGTCATCGCTGCGACCCCGCGCGAGAACATGACGTTCCTTGTGACCAGCTTCGGAAAACCCTTCACCCCGGCCGGTTTCGGCAACTGGTTCCGCGAGCGGTGCGACGAGGCAGGGCTCCCCCATTGTTCAGCTCACGGCCTGCGCAAGGCTGCCGCAAGACGCCTGGCTGAGGCCGGATGCAGCAACCAGCAAATCAAGGCCATCACCGGGCACAAGACCGACAAGGAAGTGTCTCGATACACGGCCGCTGCCGACCAGGTGCGACTCGCTGACCAGGCGATGGCAGCCGCCTACGGAATGGAGGGAGAACAAAAACTGTCTAACCCGAATGAAAGGTTAGACACTTCAGGCTCTAACGCATTGAAAAGAAAGGACGCCTAA